GTAGTAATATAAAATTTACATAAAATAAAATAAAATAAAATGCACAGAAATTATAAACTGCGCGTGGGAAAATGCGAAAAAACCCTAATAAAATTTAACTATGGGGTCGCATGCATACCATAGTCCACTTAATGCGTTGGATACACCGAATTTATTGTCGTTCACTTTTTATGTTGTTTTTTAGGTTTCGGTTCCTTAACAACTACTTTAACCTGTTTTTTAGGTTTGCGTTTGCGCTTCTTTTTCTCGTCAATTTCGACTTTTTCTACAGCTTCAACGATATCGTCAACTTCCTCTTTCTTCAGAGGTTTGTCCTCTTTCTTCTTCTTGTTTCCTTTAGCAGCTTTCTTCTTAGAAGGTTTGGTCTCTTCAGTGAAAGAACCAATGAGTGCTTTCGCCGCGTTCTTAAGAAAAGATTGTGCAGCAGGAGATTTAGCGATTCCGCTAGCGGCTTTGGCCAAAATACCCCAGATATTAAATCTAGCAGGCATGCAATCTTTAAGTTCGTAGTTAGCTTGCATTAGTGCTTGCATTGCTCCAAGATCGGGTTTCGGTCCAGGCTCCATCATTCCAGTCCAGGCAGAGTTAGGTGCAGGTTGAATTTCCAAACCCACATATGTCTTGCGCACTATAATTTGTGAACCTGCAGCAACAGTATTGTTGTAAGCAAGCCCTTCAAATTTAACAATAGCCCAAGTCATGTCTTTGGACCATAATGTATCGCGCAATATTCTAGGTACCTGAGTCGGAGTAGGAGTAGTCAAATTCTCCGTAAAAAAGTCTACGTGTATAGCTCCCGCAGAATCTAAAGAAGATGTGTAACAATCATATAAACCTGGCGTGTTAGGCAAGCCAGTAGAGCGAGTATTACCTACGGCCAACCATTCCGGTGACAAAGTGTTCAATCTTTGAACGACGAAGGCACCTTCTTTGGCTAACGTGGATGTAGATTTCGCTGATGCTTGTAAAATAGAATTAGTCGGAAACTGGCCAGGTACACCACCCGCATTGAATAGGTATGATGCACCTGCGAAATTAACGATTTGAATTGTAGTGTTCGGATCTAAATCAAGAGCGAAATCATCGCCCTTGTATTTGAGCATTTCTTTAAGCTCTTCTCGTATATACTTCGGGAACTTTTGAAAAGTTTCCAATTTAGGTTCATACTCAATATCACGTGATCCGATTAAAAGTTTAGTGCCGCGACGCAAATGGCACTGAACAAGCGCTTTGAAATGTTCTAATTTTTCAGAGGCTAAAGTAAGTAACGTACCGGCAAATAAAATAGCCGGATTAAATTGATAGGCTGTAACGATGCCCACATCGTTAAAAGCAGTTGTATTGAGACTGAAAGTCGTCGATTTGTACGCTGTACGATAAAGTTGAGTGTCAGACACCCAATTTTTAAAATTGTACGAATTTGTATCCACACCATTATTGACATTTTGGTAATAAGTGTCGGAGTTGACGCTTATACTAGTGTCAGATGTGGAACAGAGTTCAATCGAGTTAACACGTGCACCGTTAGGTATAATGTACACACGACTAGAAGACGAGTCAGAGAACACAGTTTTTGTGGGTGTCGAACCTGGCGTCCCATCTGTACCGGTTAAAGGACCAGACATTTTAACGGAACGCCAATTGGCTACAACTTGACTGCGCGTATCTTGTGTAGGTATACCCGCGTAATTCGCATAAGCTGAAGGCGGGTGTATACTCTTAGCCACGAAGGCATCGAGCGGTGAGATAGTTGTGTTAGCATGTGTATTGAACTCAGTTTCAGTCTTAGTAGAGATATGATTAAACATATCAACTTCGGGCTCATTTTCAACTCGTTCAGCCATATTTAAGTTAAGTTAATGTAATAGTTAGTTAATATAATAATAAGTTAATAATATGTATAATTTAAAAGAGACAAATAAAAATATCAAAGGTAGAAGGATATTTACAAACCAGTATTAAGAACATTTTCTTCAACGCGTACAAGTTCATGGAAATTTTTATTTCTTGCATTGCGTAAAGTATAATACATAACGCGTACATTATCACTAGTCAAACCTAGTTCATTATAATGCATTGCATTTATAGCGCACGCGTAATTAAGTTCATACTGACTTTTAATAGTAGCAACCGCTTCATGTGCTGATAGTTTTGCTTCATCAAAATCACTGCTTTTAGAGTAATTTTTAGTTAAAAATTTGGTGCATCTTCTAAATATATCTGGATAAACACCTGCATTAGAAATTAAATAACCTGCAAAATCACCAATATCACCTTCTTCACCAGTGAATTTGTGATTTGTTATTTTAATAAAATCTTTACCTTCCTCCGTGGCAGTGCAACTTTTGCAGTTAATACTACTATCATCACCTTTATACACCTGTAATTTAACGTCTTTAAATCGAAAACAATGGTTAACAATACCGCAATTAGCCATGGTATTCTCAAATATAGTAAGTGGCCCACCAGACATTTGCTTTTGTTTGCCCATAAGAGTCATTTTTGCAGTGGTGTTCTTGTTACCACCACATTGACAATTCATACGCCAATTAATACGTTTATTATAATACTTGTCACGCATTGTACTATCAACGCCTGCATATTTCATTAATATAGTTGTAAACTCAACAAACACAGAGAGAAATCTGGTATCAAATTCAGCAATATCTTTATTTATGAATTTATTGCCTTCTATGTTAGTCACTGATAGCACACTATTAATTGATTCCACAAGTTTCGCGTCACTTTCAAAAACAGCAAAAACAATATTGTTACCATGTTCTTTGGCAATTTGATTGATGCGATGTAGCATTGCACGACCGACAGCACTAAAGATAAGATTGAATCTTTTACTCATTGCTGAAACGCCTTGTCCTGCTTTAACTTTTGCATCATGCCCCACCATAGGGTCAAACTTTGCTTGTTTTTTCATATGAAATTCATTAATCTCATCATAAAACGCGTTATCATCGTAAAATGTTTCTAACTCTTTTGCGATTGTATCATCATATGAAATCATTTTTTTACTTAATGCTATTATGTATTCTTTATAGTGATAGACAAATTCCTCAGGTTGCACATACAGATCACGTTGAAACCTACGAACAGAATGATCGTTACCGTATATGGCACGCGCTAAACTTGCAAACAATGCTTTTGCATTGATAGTTTGAGTTTTTGGTTGCATGGTGCGATTACGTTTGGCATACCTACCAATCAGTGTATAGATGGCCATACGCTTATTATTGGAGGGTTGCATTCTCAAGTATTTATTCATGTGCAAATTGCCTTCGGCAAGTCTATAACTGCTCACTTTTTGTGGTTCATCCAAGATACCAACATCATTCACTTTGAATGTACCTTCATCTACACTAGGTATATCAGGGGGTACAAGGAAAGCAGTGTGACTAGTAGCTTCATTGATAGCTGGTATAGTACGTTCTAATATTTCATGTGCCGCATCATAACTATGTGTATCTTGCGCCACTTCTTCAGTATGTTGCATAACGTTAATAGCTTCAGCATCGACTTCAGGATGGCCAGTGGTGTATGAGTCGTTAACTAAATTTCCAGGCCCTAAGTGATGTAGCTCTTCTATGCAGCGTAAATTTGAACCGTCAACGCCGAAGTATTGTGATATATATTCTGAATCACCGTACAAAACCAGTTTTTTAGTTGCTCGCGTCATAGCTGTATACACCCATTCGGTTTTGTTAATGAGTTTAGAATCAACTGAAGCGGAGTCGATATAAAAAACAACTTCCTCGTCGCGAGAACCTTGGTATGTGGTAATGGTACTACAGTTTTTACCAAGTTTCAACAATCTCTTGGCACTAGCATCATTAAACACAATTATCTTAGTCTTATTGTCACATTCCTCAATTTTCTTCTTGGAACAGTATAGACCCTGTACTACTTCTGATTTTGACACGATGTCCATCTTGAATTTATTACGCAGTAACCGGCAAATATCTTCCGGTACTGCTCGCGCTACATTAATGTTATTTTGGACACCAATATCGCGGAAAGTAGTAAATTTATGGTTATCTGCATAATTCACAAAAGGTATTTGATGTACATCCCCGACGATAACAATTTCAACTAGTGGATTGATGATGCGTAACAAAGCTATATACTCTACAACAAATGCAGAGCATTCGTCCACAACGACTTGCTTTTCTAAAGGTATCGTATCAAGTGCTCGGTGCATCGTTTCACCACGCACGTGATGCTTTAGATTATGTTCCCTAGTTAAATTACCAAAAGGGGAGATG